TCATTATGCTATCTAATGATTGAGAACTAGGTTGAATGATATAAGGTTTTAAGTTTGCGTCCATATCTTCTGGCATCTCAATAATGCTACCAGCACCAGCACTAGCTTCAACATTTGGTGTTTTAACTAAACTAGGGTGGTTAGATAATCTGATTAACTGCTCAATCTCTGAATAGTCATTATAAATAGACTGTTGTAATTCTGCAACATCTGACAAATCACTTACACCTATTGCTCTTCTTTGTGACTTTTGATTGTATAAAACAACTGCTGGTATTTCTCCAATAGCGTTTGGTTGTTCATCAATCTTAACTGGCTTAGATGTAGAGTAATCCTTCATATACTGATTAACTCTGTAAGTTGTAATATCTTCTGGAGTCCAAACTTTAATAATTGCTCTATCTTCGTTTATATCCTCAACAATAGTTAATGATGTTAAGAAGTATCTACCATTAGGCAATCTTTGATATTCCCAGTTCGTCACATTCTCTGGAGTATAGATTGATATGTATGGTCTAATGTCTTGTTGTAATTCTTCTGCTCTAGTTTTAGCTATTGTTGCTGGTTTATCTATAATAGCCCAACATGAACCATAAACAGAAGCGTGGATTTGCATATCTTTGATTACATTATGAAATGATCTACCATCTAAATCTGCATCTTTGAGAAATGACTCAAGCTGGGGGTCACCAGCCATTGAGCCATAATCTCTCGTGGGAGGAACTCTAAATAAAAAACTTGAATAAATTTGTACTACGTTGCGGCAATGATTGTCTAAAGGTGTAAAATCAACACGCTTTATATATTCATCATCACCTTCTAAAATATATCTATTTAAAAAATACCCACTAGAAAAATCATCTCCACCTACATATGATCTATAGTGAAAATTCCAGTTCTTTAGACTATCTTCATAATCTCCATGTTTAGCTACTAAAAATTCTCTACTATAATCTGCCATCAACTCCACCTAGCTGGTTCACTTGGTTTAAACTCTCTACGCAAAGGAAACATATATTCTACCATGTAGCCTAACGCATCATTAAAATGGTCAAACCCACTATCTTTATCTGGAACACTTGTTCCCTCTTTGTATATCTGTCTTTCTAAACTCTTAATTAAGTTTTTACAAGATTTTGTTATAAATAGACTTGACACATTATTTGCATTTTTTAACTTGGAGTTTACAGCGTTAATTCTATCTCTGACTAATGGGTGTTGCGATCTTGCTTTAACTTCAAAACCAGCGTTGCGTAGTAAAGATAAATCTGTCATTCCTCCAGCAGATGTTTTTCTTTGTCTTGAAGCTGGGTCTGGAAATACAACTATTCTATGACCTTGATACCTGTTCTTTATTTCATCAATCATTTCAGAAGTATTAGAACTCCATAATTGTATTTCATCATAGATTATTAAATCATTCTTAACTTGCTCTGCTAGAACACAAACCATAGGAGAAATATTAAAATCCATACCAATATGAATTGTCTTAGAAACTCTTTCATAGTCATTGATGATATGCTTGTTTCTGTCAAAGTTATAGTAAATTATACCAGCATAATTAACAAAAGTAGCTAGATATTCTTGCTGAAATGTGCGTTCATCTAGATCATTCTTAGCTTGTTCTATCTCTTCTTTACTTACTTGTCCGCCTTCTATTGTAGTATATTTAAATGATTGCCATTCTGGGTCTTGTTTAGAATACAAATCATAAGCAAAGTTAAATCCTTTTGGTGTTCCAGTAAATAAAGCGTGTCCTAATGTATCTGATAATGTAGGTCTAATTACTTCGTACCATGCACTTGGTTTTATGTCTTGGAACTCGTCCATAACAACAAAGTTTAATCCTACTCCACGCAATGATTGTTCATTATCTGCTCCTTTAAGAGTTATAACTGAGTTGTTTCTTAGAACTATACTTAGATCAGCTTCATTAATCTTTTGTACCCACCTATGTTTTATCATTTGTTGTTTCAACATATCCCAACAAATAGTTTTAGATTGCCTGTAACTGGGTGACACATACCATACTCTTTGATTTGGAAATCTTGAGAACTTAGCCATCTCTTGAATACACATAAAGGTCTTGCCGAACCGCCTTCCAGCAATCATACATCTAAAACGCTTATTACTTAGTATTACTTCTTTTTGTGGTTTAGTTAGCGGCACTTAATCAGCCGACCATTTTAAAGGTTCATTATCTTCTGTTATTGGATAGTCAGTTTGATTTAACATCTGTTTTCCAAGCCATATTCCCATTACTGCTGACTTCTCTGCAAGGTTAAACTGCATCTTCCTAAGTCTTATCTTCATGTCTGCTCTTCCTTTTGTCAGATATTCGGAATAACTCTTACGAATAAGGCTTTCGTCACAGCCAAAAAAGTCTGCTATCTCTATATTAGTACACCCATAAGAAGCTAATTTTACTACTTCTTTTGTGTCTATGTCGTATTTAATTGGTCTTGCCATTAGTTTCCACACATTCCAGAACATTCATCAAGAAATGAAAAATCAAGTTGATTGGAATTTTCAAATTCAACTTCATCTAAAGGTTTTTTTGATGAGTGAACATATAATTCCATGTTTTCTTTGATACTATTAGTTTTCCCTTTAAAATTTCTAATATTTTTATCTATCTCAATAGATTTTTCAAAATAGTTTGGATAATTTTTTTTTAAATCTAACCACCTACTTTTTGAATTATATGGGCAAAAATAACAGGCACTTCTTGGTGGTGTATTATAATTATTAGATTTTAACCATTTTTTGCATTGTTCTCTATCTATCTTTTTTTCTATTAAAGGATAAACATTGTTAATCCATTTAACTGAATTAATTGTCATTCTAGTAATTTCATCTAAAGAAATACCCATAATTAAATCAACTTCTTTAATTTTATTTCTTTCACCTTTTTTTAAACCAAGATGTTTTCTTATTTCTTGATAAACAGGCTTAATTTTATAATTATTAGTGCATTGCCTTCTTATTAAACTTCCTTTATTTGTTTCAGTATCTTTTGTATGAAATGGTACATGAATAATTTTTTCAAATGTATCTTTTAATAAATCTCCAGCAGATACAATTTTTATCTTAAAAGATTTACATTTTTTAACCAAAAAATCCAAATGTTCATAGGTATCTTGTGTTTCATGTTTAGTATCTGCAAACACAGCAAAATCTATTGGTTCTATTTCTCCATGTTCAATCATCAAAGCTAATGTTGTGCTTTGTACTCCAGCCCCTAAAGATAACACTCTTAAATTTTTCATTAGTGAATTGTAATATCTTGTTTTAAAACTTCCATGTCTTTTACTTGATGATGTTTTAAAAGATAATCGTTAGCTTCCTCTTCTGTTTCAAATCCAGATACTTGAATAACAGCAGAATAACCGCCATACACATCTGGTATTGTTATGAATAGTTTCTTTAAATCTTCTTCCATTCATTATTTATACGCTAATATTTAATTTTTCTATATGATTTTTTTCTAACAAACCCTCTTTATAGGCTTTTCTAATGTCTTGGTCTGTATCATTCATTGTTCTTATACCTTTTTTCCATAGTGGTAAGTTAGCATAAGGGTTACGATTATCTATTTTAAACTCCTCTTTTTTCTCAGTTAATAGTTCTTCTGTCCAACCCTCTGAGTTTAACCACCTACTAAAATGTGCTAAAAACTTCTTTTCATCTATAGAATCTGACTTGGCATTGTATTTCTCTATGAGAAGGCTTGGTTCTACTTTACCATGTATTTTTTTGTATGCTTTAAGACCTTCGGATTTTGTTCCACGCTTAGTTTTTAACTTAGACCATATATCCTCAAAAGCATCTTTTATTTCTTTATTTATATATAGTTTATTATGTTTAGTTTCGGTTGATGTTTCGTTTGGTGTATCTTGGTATTCGTCATATTGGCAGATTGTAAGTATGTTCGGTGTATCGGCTGGTGTTCCGCTTGGTGTTTCGCTTGTTATTGTTCCATTATCAATTAACTTTTCTAAATATCTATTAACTTTTGACTTATGCCAATTAAAGGCTTGAGCCATATAAGTTAAAGAACAGCATAATTGACCTCTTTTTAAATGTATTTCAGTATTTTTAATTCTAAATTTTCTACTAGCAAAACTAGCTTCTAATAATAACCAAATAAAAGCACCAATTTCACAAAAAGACCTGTCTTTTTTTTGTAATGAGGGGTGGTGTAAGATTGCTCTATTTATTTTTATATAACCCTTTTTTATTGTCATTTTTTCTCCAATTTTTTTTTAATTTTAATCCTTGTTTATAACCATCTATTTTATCTTTGCTACTTTCTAAAACAATATAGTTAAAACAGCGAATACAAGCATATTTAAACATATTATGTTTATCATATGAACCAGCCTTAACTCCATCAACTTCATATGCAATAACAGAATTAAGACCAATCATATTAGTTAATAAATATTGCCTTTTGCAATAAACACAACAATCAAATTCCCCAGATTTCATTTCTTTGCTCTAACAGTTCAGCACTATTCCAAGTCCAATCGTCTAATTTAGGAACTATTAAATGCTTCATATCATCTGGTTCATTACACGCATTAAAGATATTAGCACAACTCATAAGTTGCATTTCTATCTCTTTTAAATACTTAGCGTTAGGTACAAAATCAACAAATTCACATCTTTTAGGTGTACAAATCAGAAGCACTATTTCAACAGGCTTATCAAACTTTTCCTTCATAGCTTTGCCATAAATAGCCATCTGAAGCATATCATCATGTTTAGGCTCAAACTTAGCTTTTGTTTTAAGATCAATAATTAATATTTTATCTTGGTATTCAAAAACAAAATCAGTAAATCCATAAAAAGGTATGTCTAAAATGTTTGTATCAACACGCCCTTGAAAAGATAAAAAATTATCTTTAAATGGTGATAGTTTGTCAAAACATTTTTCAACCATTGGTTTAATCATATCATATTGCTTGTTATCTTCTTGTTCTAATAAAGCTGTAGCTGATTTGTAGTAAGTAATGGCTTTTTCAAAACATTCTTCAACAGTAGCGTTATTAGTAAACAAATAATTTAAGCCAAATTCAACTGCTGTACCTCGTTCCATTGCGTGATTTGAGGTTGTAGGATAGCCATAGATGTATTTTAAAACAAACTGTGCTGGGTTGTTCTTCCATTTTTTTATCTTACTTGCAGAAAATGGAAGCATATCTTTTTCTAAATTAAACTTTGTAAATATATCTGGGTTAATCATACTAATAACTCTCCTTGTCTTGAGTCTAATGGTTTCCAATTATAATAATAAAGTTTTTTTGGCTCTCCAGTAAACTTGTCTGTAACTATTGTAGTTTTAATTGGATTGTCTAATTGCTTGTAAGAAACAATCATATTTTCATCTTCATAAATTAATCGTAAATCTTTTTTCTGAACACTAGCTTTGTTTACATAGCGTTCATGTACTGGTGCTAAATTACCGAATAATGTTGTTATCTTCTTTGTTATCATTTTTTTCTCCTAAATATTTATTCATAATATAATTTAAAATCTTGGCTGAACTAAGTCCAGCAATACCGACTTCTTGCTCTACTTTTTGTTTTGTTTTGGCATATGACACCTTATCTAATTCAAGTATGAATCTTTGCGGCACATAACCTCTAACTGGTTTTGGCATTTATCATTCTCCTTCTTACTATTTCTTTTAGTTTATCTTTTTGTTTATTAATTATTTCGCTGTCCTCGTGACAACTTCTGCATAAAGGAATGAGATTTGAAACAATATTTCTACTGTTTGATGACCCCATTCCTCTACTCTCTATATGGTGGCAATCTTGCCAAACATTTTTATTACAGTACCAACAAAGTTCAGCATAACTATCAGCTTCAGTATAGCCATAGTATTTCATAAACATTCGTAGGTACTTCTTCACTAAATGTCTGGTGATTGATTGAACTCTTCGTCTTTAAGTTCTAGTTTTAGATTTAACGTACCATCATCATTCTTCCAGATTGCGGCTGAATAAAGTCTTGCTGGGTCTAAAACCATCTTTTCTTTTATTTGTACTTTGTTGTTTTGATATAAAGGTTTTGAATCTCCTTCAACCTTGTTATCATTCTTAAACATTTTTATATAAGTTTTCATATGTCCATTCCATTATTTTGATTTATTATTTTCGGCTTATCCGAATTTCTAGCAACTAAACCAGCCGCTAAATTAGCATCATCATCACTAGCTAATCCATATAAAGATTGTAAACCATAACGCTTTGCATAAGTTATAGCTGACCCCATCTTTTGAGGATTATCTTTATCATTTCCATTAATTAAAACAGGAACAGTACATTCTAAAGTTTCTTTATCTTGAATATGAGATACGATTGTCTTAACAAAAATATCTCTGTGTAATTCTTGATATTTAACTTCAGTACCATTTTCTGTTTTTACTCGTTCAAGTATAATATTTTTATACTCAACCGATTGTGAAAATGACAATCCAAATTCAGCACCATGATTTACAGCAGTAATAACACTTGTTAAATCTGAGTAAGTGCTTTTAAAATATTCGTTACTGGTATTCTTAGTTGCAGTAACATTCATCTCTTGAAACATTGTTAATGCTTCTTTCAATGTCTTAGGGTTTTCCCTTGCGTTCATATTTTTTCTCCTATTTTATTATTGAATAGCCACGTCCAGCCATACAATTATTAATGTAATCTTTAGATGTTTCTAGCTTTGGACTCAACCATAAAACTCTCCATCTAAAGTTATTGTAAACAACTCTTCCAGCGTTCACAAAATCGTTTGTATTCGTGTCAACTAATTGCTGACAAGTATATAAATCATCATGGTATCTATCCATTGAACTATCTAAGTTAGCAGAAGATTTACCTCTGCTATCTACTAATGGTTCATAATGAGAGCAACCAGCAAGAGCCACAAAAACTAAAAGCATTACAGCCCAGAAAAAAGCCTTATACCAATTAAAAGGCTTTTCATGTTTTCTATATCTTCTTACTGGTTGTTTAGTTCTAGCGTCATAACCAATAACATCTCCGTAAGGAATTATTTTAAGATTTCTCATTCTGTCCTCCTAAATATTGATTGACTTGATTCAAATGCTTTTCTTATTTTTTCTTTTAAAGAAGGTATATAAGCAACTAATTCTTCATCAAAAACAAAACAAGTATCATCAATTTCATTAGTAATTGGATTATCGTTTCCATTTAAAAACTTCCAAAGAACTTCTATTTCCTTTTTTTTAAATTTTATTGTGTTCATTTTCAAAACTCAGTTTAGGTTTATAAACTACAACAAACTTTGAGAGTCTTGTTTGTTTTTTATAAACTTTTTTTATTTCTCTTTTCTTCATTCTGCCTGTAATACCTTTTCCACGTTTATTGCTTTGCGTATAATAATATTCTGGGCTTTCAACATTTTTACCAAATGGATAATCACTAATCATATTTTTTCTCCTATTTAGTTTTTATTAATTGTTTTAAAGCTAAAGCAATTCTACGGTATTCATAATAATCTTGAACTGCCTTCTTTGATAACTTCATTTTTTTTCTGTCATCATCACCAATGCTTTGCCATTTACCATCTCCCATAAACGAAAATCTATCAAAAGATTTGTCAATTATTTCTAACAATTCTTTTTCAGTATTAAAATTTAATGGTTGAGTTTTATCTTCAACTTCTGGATTTCCAGTAATAGCAAGTTTTTTTGATAGTCCTATACTAACATCACTCATATTTTTTTCTCCTGTTTTTTTAGTTGTTGTAAAACCTCTTTCATGTAAGAAGTTTTATTTAGGTTTTTCCAATGCTTAGATAACTTTCTAAAAGTTGTACTCCATTGGTCATTAGCTTTATCAAAGTTAGCTAGATGATCTTTTAAATAACTATACTTAATTCTCTCATTAAGATTTTTAGCATAGCTGTTTTGTATTTTATATTTTTTGTGTTCCCCATCAAACTGAGCAACACAATGATAATACTTATTAGATTTTTTTATAAAAAATGGGTACGTCCCACAATCAATTAGTTTATACATATTTTTTCTCCTCAACATTATCATCAGTGTTTATAATTTCGTCTATTCCATCAATAATTATATTAATCATATTTTTTCTCCTATAACCAATGCGGTACTAAAAATAGTATCGCATTAGTAACTAATATTAAAACAAATAACCAAGTAGGTATGTAGTTCATATTTTTTTCTCCTAAGTTAAAGTTGTTTAATTTGATTGTTTTCTTTGTAGTACATTCTTGCATGACCTAAATCTTGCTCAGTATAAATATCTAAAGGTTCAAAACCAATATTACCTTTAGACTCAGTATCAAGATAAAAACCTTCACATCTATCTTCACAATATTCAATATCAAATCTAGAGTCATCTTTTGAATAACCCTCATCATCATCATTTGCTGTGAAAAAATAAACACCATTATTTTTGATATATTCAACAATAACTTTTTTTGTTTCATCTGAAATATCTTTTAATCTAATTGAAGTATCTTTTTTAGGTCTACCAAATAAACGATTATTTTTATTTGGTCTGTCATAGTAATTTGACCAAACTGAAATATATTCATATTGTTCAATAATTTCTAAAGCAGATAATTTAGTAAAAAGTTTAAGTTTAGTATTTAAGTCAGTCATTTTTTTCTCCATAATTAATATATATAAATTTATGCACATTTATTTTACATAATCAATACATTTATTAACATTTTGTATTTTTTTTATAATTATATATAAATCCCTATAAGGGCTGGTTTTTAAAAATCCTCTGTTAGATTGATTTTTTGCATATTTTTTCTCCAAAATTAAATATTTCCCAGCCCTTTTATGCTATATCTAGTGTGTGAAAGAGTCTGACATACAAGAAGAAATCTGCGATTATCTAGACGAAAAGAAAAAAACCTACCTATTTCGCTATTTTTCAGTACCTAATGAGGGTAAACGCAAGGTTTGGTATCTTCATAAGCTAGTTCGTATGGGTTTAAAAGCTGGTGTTCCAGATTTAGTTCTTGAATTTCCAAATGGTAAGATGGTTTATTTAGAGATCAAAACAGATAAAGGTAGATTGTCTGAAAGTCAGAAAATATGGCAAAATATATCTAAGATACTAAATACTCCGCATTATGTCATAAAAGGCTCTGTGGACGCAAATATGGACGTTTTAGAGGGTGTTTTTGCTTTGTTCCCAGATGCTAAGATTAAACAGTAATTTTATGTATAGATTTGACTACGCCTAAAGGGATAATATTCCTATCTCCGTAAAATCCATCTTTTGAGTAACTTGCGAAGGTATAGAGGTTTTCTTTATCTTTTTTTAGAACATAAGCGATTGTAGTTATCGTTGCTGTTCTCATTCTTTTAAATTCATCTAAGCTGACAATGGTACTATCACCAACAATATCAACCCATTCAATCTCATGGAGGAAATGTTCTTTATCGTTTAGTTTTATTCTTTTTTCTTTTTTTTCTTTTTTTTCTGACATTAGCTTTGAGCGGCTTTCTTCTTTTAGTTCCAATTACCTCTCTTATGGTTGATGATGTTGTATATCCACTCATTTTCCAACCTTACGCATTGCTGTTCTGTGTGCTGAAGAAAAAGTTGCACCCTTTTTCATAAGCCCAGCCATTAACCTCATATGTTTTAATGAATGGTGTCTTGCGTGACTATTCATTGTTTTTTTTTGTCTAGGTTTTAGGTCTTTGACAATATTTTTTATTGATGCAACTTTAACCATTATTTCTTTTTCTTTTTCTTTTTCTTCTTTTTCTTTTTCATAGGTTTTGAAGAATACCCATATCCAACACCTCTAGGCATATTATTTTCCCTTCTTCTTTTTCTTCTTTTTCATAATTGCCTTTTGTAAAGCAACTGGCAATTTCTTTTGTTTCTTAGTTAGTTTCATAATCAACTCCTAATGCAAAATATAATTATGAATACCGATTGCAACAACTGCAATGATAATAGCTTGAACCCACCATTTTAAACTTAAAAATGAGTCCCACCATTTTTCTATTCTTTGTTTCATACTGCCCCCTTTTACTTGGTTAAACCCTTTGATTTCTCAAAAGTTCTGAGAGTTCCAAGACCTAATAATGAAGTTACCAAAGTCATTAGAACCCCTGTATCTAGTTGCGGTATGTTTATCACTTCGTAATGAAATACACCAAGAAAAAATAAAATAAATTTTGATAAAACAAATTCCCAAAATATAGCTATGGCCGCTGACATACCTATAAGGGGTCTCCAGCTACGTTGCATAAAACCACTTAATCCTCCAGCAGTAGATTGAGCGTCAGCTAAATTAATATCCATTTGTTTAGATTTTAAATTTGCTTGTATTTCTTCAAATCGTAATTTTAATTGTTGTTTCTCTTCTTCGCTGGTGTGTAGTTCATCAATAACATTACCAACTGCTTTTATTGTATCACCACCAAATATTTTACCTAGAACCATCTTTACCTCCAAATGCTCTATAAAAAGCCGCTATTAAACCATATGGGTCATTTACTGGATAACCTAAGCAATTTAATTCAACCTTTTCTTTTTTCTTTTTAGTTTGTTTTTTTTTCTTTTTCATAAATTTAGTCCTTTGCTTATTCTTGCCATTTTTTCTTTTAAGTCCTCTTCCTTGTACTTTTTACGCATTTGGTAAATATACTCTTTTTCCTCTGGAGTAGTAAGTCTTTTTCTGTGTTTTCTCAGATCAACTTTTTCATCTTGTCCATTAGGCTTCTCGCCCTGTTTGGGGTCTGATTGTACCATCTACTTTGCTCCATCTGTAAAATTGCTTCTGACCAATTCTCATCAGTCAATGCTTGTTTAAATTTAACAAACTTTTGTAATTTGGGTAAACCAATTTGAAATGCCATTTCTAAACATACTTCTTGAACTATGTCTGGCATATCTCCACATGGTTTTAAAAAAGTTTGCATATCTCTTTTAGCTATACTGTAATCTATTAGAAAAAGTTTTAATCCTGTTTCATAGCTAATTCCATTTCTAAACTCACGCTTTTCACTATCTTTAATTAAATGACCGACCCCAATAGTGTCATACCCTAAATGATCTTTGTAAGGTTTTAAAACTACACCGCCCTCATGGTCTATTATTTCTTGTTGTAATCTACCTTCATCAATCATCTGTTCCTCCAATATTATCTAATTCTTTAATTTCTATTGCCATTAATGTTTTCAGTTTTTCTAAATACACTATTGCGTCCCATAATTCTTCTTGAGCGTCATCAATCCACGCAACAAAAGATTTTCTGCTGTGTAACATTGTTGAACCATATTTTTTAATGCCATCATCAGCCCTCTTGCTCATTCGTTGCATTATTTTTTTTATCATTTTGTCCTTCGTCATATTTCTCCTGTAGTTCTAGCAT